ATTCGGTTTATGTCATTGATCGAGCAACACCTTGCCCGTGGCTTGCCAAGATTGATGGCGAATTTTATCCCGCAAAGTATTATTTCACGGTGGATTATGCGGAGAATGAGATCGCAGATGACCCAGCGCAACACAAACAATCTCATGTTTTAGAGCTGCTGGATGCTGGCAAGTGGACGGGCAATATTGTTGCACTCCCAAACAACAGGTTGCGAGTCACACACCCAGCTTGGTTCACGGTTGGCGAGGGTGCGCCGGACTTTAAACCTTCCCAGCACATCCACTATTCAAAAAGCGAGTTGGATTATACGTTGGATGTCAACAAGGTTTTTGATAATCTGTATGCTCATGAAGAGCCTGTACGCAAGAAAAAGCGTAAAAGGAAAAAGTAATGGCACTAAGCGGCAGCAAAGATTTTGAACCAGACGTAGCTGAGTACGTTGAAGAGGCATTTGAGCGTTGTGGCCTAGAACTCAGGACTGGCTATGATCTAAAAACAGCTAGAAGAAGCGCTAACCTGATGCTTGCTGAATGGTCAAATCGAGGCCTAAACCAGTGGACCATTAAACAAAAGACTGTTGCCATGGTTAAAGATACGGCCACTTACAATATTGACTCTACTAACGCTACTGCGCCAATTGATGTGTTGGACGCATTTGTTAGAGAAACAATTGGCAGCGCTGAAACAGACATGCCGCTTAGCAGGATTAACAGAGCTGAGTACGCAAACATAACCAACAAAAGCACAACAGGCAAACCAAACCAGATTTTTATTAACAAGCAGACTACGCCCACCATAACCTTGTGGCCTGTTCCAGATAAGAATACAACTTACACGGTTTATATGAACGTGCTAACTCGGATGGATGATGCGGATGGCGCAACGAATACGGTTGATGTTCCGTTTAGATTTTATCCATGTTTTGCTGCGGGTATGGCTTACTATCTTAGTCTGAAAAAAGCACCAGAGCGAACACCTGTCTTGAAACAATTGTATGAAGAAGAGTTTGAAAGGGCGATGTCTCAGGATCAGTCTAGGGCATCGTTTAGAATTTCACCAAATCTCGGTGGGTATAACTCGGCTTAGTTATGGCATTTGCGAGCGGAAAATATGCATACGGGATCTGTGACATCACAGGATTTCGTTACAAACTAAGGGACATGAAATTTACTTGGGATGGTCTTTTGGTCGGACCAGATCAATGGTCACCTAAACACCCACAGCTAGATCCAAAACCAAAGCCTGTAGACCCAGAAGCTTTAAAGAATGCAAGACCAGATACGTCTGACGATAATAACGCTTTTGTAGTGTATACAAATGTGGATAAAGGTATACTTGGAACTAAACTCGATACCTACGAAATTTCTACAGGACTAGGGGAGGTAACCATTACCGCATCATGAGCTGGACTTACGCAACACTCAAAACCGCAATTCAGGACTATTTGGAGTGTACCGAATCAACTTTCGTTACAAACCTTCCAAATTTTATCAAAGAGTCTGAGACAAGAATATTCAAGATGGTTGAGCTGCCCAAGCAGCGCAAAAACGTACAGGGAACGGTAACTTCTAGTAACCGTTTCTTAGCAACGCCTAGTGATTTTTATGCTCCATTTAGCGCAGCAATAATTTCTAGCAACGTCTATTACTATTTGGATTACAAGCATCCATCGTTTATGAAGGAGTATGCTCCGTCAACCGCAACGACAGGGCTTCCTAAATACTATTCGTTGTTTGACGACAGCGCTTTTGAGTTGGCTCCGATTCCAGACTCAAACTACACTGTTGAACTCCACTATCTTTATAAGCCAGCATCTCTCACGGCTGGTGCTGATAGCGGAACAACATTCCTATCCACAGACTATCCAGATGCACTTTTGTATGGCGCTCTTGCTGAGGCTGCAATTTTCTTGAAAGAAACCCCAGATGTTGTTGGGGCTTTTGAGGCGCGGTTCAAAGAAGCTATAGCCAGAATGAAGAACATTGCAGAAGGTCGAGAGACGAGAGACGAGTACAGGTATGACTTACTCAGAACCGGAGTAAGTTAATGAAACCAATCAAGTCGTTGAATGGCGCCAACATAGCGATTGTGGCGCTTGGAAACTCGCAAGTCGATTATGCTATTGGGGCTGAAAACAGCATGCAATGGGACGAGGTCTGGACAGTCAATTCTGCTGCTGCGGTGTATAAATCAGATCGCATGTTTATGCTTGATCCTGCAAGTCGTTTTTTAGATGGAGATGATGCGGGAGCGCAGACAGATGTAATGCGTGAATTCTTGCCTGAATGCGATATACCTTGCTATACCTGTGAGCTGGACGAGCGAGTGCCAGCAGCTGTCTTGTATCCACTCAAAGAGATAGTGCAAGACACCAAATGTGCGTATTTAAATAACACGATACCAATGACAATCGCGTTTGCTTACTGGAACAATGTTGCTCGAATAGACTTGTTTGGCATTGACTTCAGTTACCAGCACAATTTGCATTTTGCAGAAGCTGGCAGGGCTTGTGTCGAGTTCTGGTTGGCTAGATGTATGGCAGCAAACATAGATGTTGGTGTTTCCCATAGGTCTGCCTTACTTGATCAGAGCGTGCCGTTAGAAGAACGTATCTATGGATTTCATAGGCTAGAAGACCCCATGGTTGCGGTCCCTAACGGAGCGGATTGGATTGTTTGTAACCAGTCAAGTTTGAATGAAGAAATGGAAAAAGCTGGAGCCAATATGCCAGAGCATGTTAAACCGCCGGAGCCTTACCGTGGGTGAAGATGGTTTTTTGGAGTTAGGCAACGTCATGGTTGCAACCACTGAGAACAAAGGACACGATCCTGAGTTTTGGGCAGAACAAATAACTAAGAAAATATGTTCTATTTCTGAAAATGCAGCGCCCCATATACGTCAACAGGCAGAGGCTTTTCAAAACTATATTTATCAGATTGTGCTACACGGCATAAAAAATGCTATTACCTCTGACAGAACAACCATGGTAAACTTGTTGATTAGTCAAGGCCATAACGACATGGCCGAGATAATAAAGGAGTTATGATATGGCAATATCGAGCGCAATCGCTACATCGTTTAAGCAAGAGCTGCTTGTCGGCACGCATAATTTTACTGCAACGTCAGGCAATTCTTTCAAGCTGGCTTTGTATACAAGTTCTGCAACTCTGGGCGCTGGCACTACCGCTTATGTGACTACTGGCCAAGCAACTGGAACTAACTACACGGCAGGAGGAGCTGCGCTAACTTCGGTTACGCCAACAACTTCTGGCACAACAGCATTATGTGATTTTGCTGATTTAACTTTTGGCACAGCTACTGTTACCGCGAGAGGGTGTTTGATCTATAACGACACACAGTCTGATAAAGCTGTTTGTGCTATTGATTTTGGCGGAGACAAGACAAGTACGGCTGGCAACTTTACTGTAGTGTTTCCAGCAGCAAACGCTACGGCTGCGATCATTCGTTTAGCTTAAAATTTAAAGTTTTGTGGTAGAATTTTTCTATGCCACTTACTACCCTAAATTTTAGGCCCGGAATCAACAAAGAAGAAACCGACTATTCTAATGAGAACGGATGGTCGGACGGAAACCTAATACGCTTTAGAAAAGGTCGTCCAGAAAAAATTGGAGGCTGGGAAGCGTTAGCAACTACAACATTTTTTGGTTTAGCTAGAGCGCTACACAGTTGGCTCTCTCTAGGAAGCAACCGCTATCTTGGGATCGGAACCACCTGCAAATACTACATTGAGGAAGGCGAAAAATATAACGATGTAACTCCCATAAGATTGACGACATCTGCTGGAGATGTGACATTCAGTGCGTCAAACGGTTCTTCTACAATTACGGTGACAGACACTGCACATGGCGCAGTAACCAATGATTTTGTAACTTTTAGCGGCGCAGCAACTTTAGGCGGGTTAGTCACAGCAGCCGTTCTGAACCAAGAATACCAAATTCTTTTGGTTACGGGCGCCAACACATATACGATTACTGCAAAAGATACTTCCGGGTCTACTGTTACTGCGAATGCAAGCGATAGCGGAAATGGCGGAAGTAGTGTTGTCGGTGCGTATCAAATTAATTGCGGACTAGATACTTATGTTGAATCTACAGGTTGGGGCGTAGGAACTTGGGGTTCTGGCACGTTTGGATCATCTTCTGCAATCGCCTCCGATGGACAATTAAGATTGTGGACTCATGACAACTTTGGCGAAAACTTAATCATAAATCCCAGAGGCGGGGGCATTTACCGTTGGGTCGAAAACAGCGGGATATCAGTAAGAGCTGTCAACTTGTCTACAACTTCCGGCGCGAGCAAAGTGCCAACGGTTGGGTTGCAAGTAATTACGTCTGAAGTGGATCGGCATTTAATTGTGTTAGGGGCTGACGCGCTCGATGATAGCGGGAACAGAGAAGGCACAGTTGATCCTATGCTGGTTGCTTTTTCTGACTCAGAAAATGAATTAGATTTTAACCCGACAACTACAAATTCCGCTGGTTCTATTCGGCTGTCTTCGGGTTCTTTAATTGTTGGAGGTTTGAAATCAAGACAAGAGACATTGATATGGACCG